GGCCCTGGTCGAGCTGATGGGTAGCGATCACCCGGCATCCAAGAGCTTCACCAAGCGCTACGAGGCGATGGTGCGCAGCCGCAGTGAGCAGCTGCGGAAGCGTGAGGAAGCGCTGAGCGTTCTTGGTTGGACACGCCAGTAGCGCAGCGGGCACAATAGGTCTACAGCCATGCAGACCTAGCCGTGCCCTTCTCCTACGTGCAGTACCCGGGCAACGGGTCAACGGTCACGTTCACAGTGCCGTTCCCGTACCTGCTGCGGGCACACGTCAAGCTGTACTACGGGTTGAGCTTGCAGAGCGGCGGGTACACGCAGCTGCTGGCCGATGGCGTCAACTACACCTGGACGAGTGCTACACAGGTGCAGCTCAGCGCCGCGCCGGTTGTTGGCCAAACGCTGAGCATCCGCCGCGAAACACCAACCACCAGCCGCTTGGTGGATTGGAACGATGGCAGCGCCTTGACCGCTGATGCGCTGGATACCGCTGACCTGCAGAACTTCTACGCCATCCAGGAACACAAGGACTACATCGAGGTGCTGGGGATCAACCCCAACACAAACGTCGCAGACGGGTCAATCACAGCCAACAAGCTGTCAAGCGATGCCGTCACCACAATCAAAATCCAGGACGGTGCGGTTACCAGCAACAAGATCCAGGACGGTGCGGTTACCAGCGGCAAGATCCAGGACGGTGCGATCGTCAATGCTGATGTGAACGCCTCCGCTGGCATTGCGGCTAGCAAGCTGGCGTTTACTCAAAGTGGGACTGGTGCTGTCGCTCGCACCGTTGAAAGCAAGCTGCGGGACGTGGCGAATGTCAGGGACTTCGGAATTGGAAGCGGAACAACCGACGACACGACAAAGATTCAAACACTATTAAATGAAATCTCAGCCGGCAATGGTGGAGAAATTGTATTTGATAGCGATAACAATTATCTGGTAAGTAGCACTATCTACATACCATCTAATTTGGTTATAAGGTTTACTGGCTTAGGCTTTATTACTCTTACGCAAAGCACGGTTCCAGGGGGAGTATTTATTGTAAGCGGCACTGAGTCCGTTCCTGCTGAGAATGTAGTAATCTACAATCCCAGGGTGGATGCTGCAAATTTTGGCTATCCTGCTGTCGGTGGTGAAAACGGCATTGGAGGAACTAACTGCAAAAACATTCAAATCTATGGTGGCACAATTAAAAATTGCCGCAGAGGTTCGTATTCACCAGCAGGTGCTGGAGGGAAAGGTGTTCAATTTGAAGACGGGGTAGAAAACATCCTTGTTGATGGTACAACTATCTTAAATTGCACAGTAGCTGTTGAAGTTGGTGGCGTAGCAGATGTTGTATCCCCCGTTCAATTTAGACGCTACAGAAATGTTCAATACAGGAGCCTCCGTGTATTTAATTGCGACAGGGTTGTTTCTGTAATTCACGGAAACACTCCAGCAGATACTACTCCAGATACGGGGTTGGTTCAAATTAGCGACATTCTTGCGTATAATTGCGGTAGAGAAAGTGTTGTTGGCACCGAGAAAACATTCGGGGCGATTGTTCTTGATCGAGCATCCAATGTCAGTATTGCGAATTTCTTTCTTGGCAATAGTTCCACTTATGGCGATCTTGGTGCCGTAATTCGCCAACCAAGAGGAACCAACTGTACGTTTGATGTCACATTTATTGGCAATGCGGATGCTTTAGTTCTGTATGAAGTTGGTTCAACTGGATTTGGGGCGGGTGATACATGCGAAGGCAATACCTATCGGGTATCTCACAAAGGGACAACTGGATGGGCTATTGCTGGCGATAGCGGTCAAGCTGGTGCCATCTTCAAGAACACATACGACATGCGGTTGAGCACGGTTAATACCGGGCTCATCAACCCATCGGTTGCCTTTGACACTCACTACTGCAGGTTCGCCAATCAGTCGAGGGACGCTTTTGTTGAAGGACAAGCCGATAAAATTGTTGCGGTGTCTAATGTTTTTCAATCTGAAACCTTTAGAACCGCAGGAACTGTATCCATCTCTGCTGGCGCATCAGACAAGATTTCTACTAACTCAAATGGTAGACCGTTTGTCAGACACGCTGCTAATGACAACGTTGCTGTTCTTCAATCAGACGCGACCAGTGGATTTACAAATAACATAGCGGCGTTGCTCTTTGCTGGTTACTCTCCGAATAACGCAACGGCTCGTTTCCTGTTCATGGCAGATACGGTCACAACGAGGGCTGAAATTAGGTCAAACGGTGGTATTGCCAATTTTCAAGCTAACGATGTTAACCTTTCTGACATTAATACAAAGAAGGACATCAGCCCAGCCGCTAGCACTTGGGATTGCATCAAGGGGTGGGAGATTGTTAACTACCATTACAAAGATCAACCAGAAGACGCCGATCTAAACCTTGGGGTGATCGCGCAACAAGTGGTCGAAAGCTGCCCTGAGGTAGTCACCGTTTTCCAGGAAGCCAAAGAGGCTACCGAAGACGCGCCAGCACAGGAAGAACGTCTGGGCGTCAAAGAACAACAGATGTACTGGATGGCAATTAAAGCCCTTCAAGAAGCTCTGGTTAGAATTGAAATTTTGGAAGCCAATTTTGCAGCTAATGGGTAACCCAAAATCCTTCCGGTTTGCTGTCGCTAACCACGAAGCTGCGACAAGTCGCCAAGCGCCCCAGTTGGCCATTGCTTGCCAACCCGCTACGCTGCATGGGTGCAGTCCTCTTGCCAGCGTGGACCCAGCTTCAGTGATCGCATTGGTGAGCCTAGGAGCTTCCGGCGTCATGGCGCTCTGGAAGATCGCCAATGGCCTCGGGCGGTTTGAGTCCCGCACCACCACGATCCTCGAAGGCGTCCAGGTGATGCTCAAGGACCACGAAGACCGCCTTCGCAACGTGGAGAGCAAGCTGTGACCAAGCACCTGGCCGACTACGTGAATCTGGCCATCGCCATTCATGGCGTTGCCGTGGTGGTGGTGAACATCACCCCCACGCCCAAGGACAACGAGGCGCTGGGCACCTACCGGCGACTGGTCGTCAAGCTCTACCGCGCCATCGAGCTGATGGCCGGGATCGTGAACGCACCCACTGTAAAGCGATGACTCAAACACCCACCATCCAAACCCCGGGCCTCACGCAGCGCCTGCCGCTGGAAGCACGGCTGACTTCCTACAACGTGGCCGGCGTCATCCCGATCAACACGATCCTGATGCCCCTGGACTGCACCTTCTATCGGTCGGTCAGCATCCAGTGCGTGGCGATGGGCACCACCGGTGTGGTGACACCGGAGTGGTCCAACGACAACGTGAACTGGCAGCCGGGCACTCTGCTCACACCGCTTGGGGCCACCGCAGCCACGATCAGTGCTGCTGGTCTGTTCGTGCTGCCAGTGGTCGCGCGTTTCCTGCGGCTGCGCCTCAGCACTGCCACCACAGCCGGCACCACCACGTTTGCGGTCATCCAGTTCGACGATCGCAAGCAGATGTGGCTGGCCACGCAGCCTGTCACTGCGGGCGCCGGCACCAACGCCATTGGTGATGTCGGCGTTCAGTACCGGGCCAACGCCACCGGTGCAGCCTCATTCGTGAGCGTCATGAGCCCGGCAACGCCAGCGGTGGCAACCGTGAAGGCCTCCGCCGGTCGCCTGCTCGGCTACCACCTGCAGAACAGTGGGGCAGCACTGCGCTCGGTCAAAATCTTCAACGCCACGGCGCCAACACTTGGCACCACAGCTGCAGCGTTTGAGGTTGACATCCCTGCTGGCGGCGCTGTTTCTCGGGCGCTGGATGGCGGCCTGGGCTTTGCCACAGCGATCACCTACAGCGTCACCTCAGCCAAGGGTCTGACCGACAACACGGCCACCGGCCTGGCTGCCAACGACGTGTCTGGGTTCATCGCCTTTGCCTGATCGTCATGACACTCATCGGCCCGAAGACCAAACCGCAGGACTGGGGGTTCCAGCTGGGTGACACCCATCTGGTCGTCAACGATCAGAGCGAAACGCTGACCGGCTGGAGTTTCGATGGCACCCAACTGTTCAAGCTCACGGCATTGGCCCGCGGGCAGGGACGTGACAACCAATGGGGTGAACCCAACACCGACACCCCGCCTGGCCTGTACCGGGTGGGTTCGGTGTGGCGTGATTACGACCGCCTGGGTGATGCCCCCGGCCGCCAACCAGAGCTGATGCCTTATGGCTGGTACACGCTGGATCTGATCGAGCTGGAAGCGCAGGAGCGCCGCTACGGGCGTGCTGGCATCGCTATCCATGGCGGCGGGTCGGGGCTTGGCTGGCCCGGCTGCTGGCAGCCTCGTCAGGCCCTGCTGCCAACGCATGGCTGCATCCGCTGCCATAACGCTGATCTGCGCGATCACATCATGCCCCGCCTGAAGCGCGGCAAGATGTTCGTGTCGGTGTACCAGGAGAGCTGACAATGGCGGATCTGAACAAGGATCTGGAGGAACTGCACGCCGAGGTTGTCAGCGCTGTGCGGGAACGCATCAGCAATGGCGGCAGCAATGACGATCTGCGCGTTGCTCTGCAGCTGCTGAAGCAGAACAGTGTCACCGCCAATCTCTCCGAGGATGACACTGCGGCCTTGCGATCACGCATGGCAGGCAAGCTCGACTTCTCCGCTCTGAAGGACAAGCCGAAGGTGGTGCCGCTGCGTCAGGACAACCAGCTCAGCGCCTGATCCCCCCGTAGGCCATACCACCAGGCCGCGGCTTCCAGCCCATCGCCAGGGCATCAATGCAGGCACCGCTTTCATCAAACCAGGCACGCAGGTTCTCGTCGTCCATGTCGTCCTTGCGCTGCTGCTGCGCCTTCTTCTGATCCTGGGCTGCGGCATCGGTGAAGAACTTGACCCCGAGGGCAGTGGCATCGAGTCGGTCATCAAACACCAGCGCACCGCGCTCGATGGTGATGCGGCTGCACTGGTACATGAGCGACCGCTGGTGGCCGAGCTCAGGATCGCGTTCGGCATCGGCGTAGTCCTTGCGGATCAGCTCACGATTCACCACCACCCGATGCTGTTGCACCAGGGGTGCAAGGGTGTCAACGATGCGGCGTTCCTTCTGCTGGCTGACGCGCACCTCCTCGATTGAGACTGGATGCACGTTGGCCATCACCGGCTGCAGCAGGGCGGTGAACATGCCATCACCCATGTTGCTCTCGGCCACGCAGTAGCCGACGTTCCAGCGCTGTGCGATCTGCGCCAGACGCTGCAGCACAGCGGGCTCATACCCGCGGGTGGTGCCACCGCTTTCCAGGAGGAAGAAGTTGCCGTTGAGCTCTGCGATCACAGCCCACGCCAGTTCATCCGCGCCGCGGCCGGATGGGTCGATCGCCAGCACGCATCGCCAGGTTTCCTCGCGCGTCACCCATCCATCCACCTTGGCTGGACGGTGGTAGTAGCGATCAGCGCCAAGGCCAACGCACATCAGATCCTGGATCCGCTCATCCGGGCCGGCAGCCCAGACCACCACTTCAGGCAGTGCCTTGCCGTCCAGATCCATCACCATCAGATCGGACAGACGAATCGGGTAGCGATCGAGGGTGCTGAGACGACAGTTCAGCTGGTACTGCAGTTGGACAGAAGCGCGAGTCATCTTCATCTCGCGCTTCAGCAGCTCCTCATGGCCAAACCGCTCGGGGTCCGTTGGCGAACCCGCGAGCGATGGCTGCTCAAGCACTGCTTCAGCGATGTCCGGTGACAGGCTGCCGTCATAGGCATCCCACTCGTCAGGG